ACCCCGCGCGAGATTACCGACTGCGGCGACGACGGCTGCGAATACTGCGACGTCTGCCGGTATCTCGGCTTCCTCGAATGGGCCGACGCCGTTGGGAAGCCGGAAGGCAGCGTAATCGAGCGCGACGGCGAGATGGACGCGTATCTGAAAAGCAAATACCCGGAGATATTCCCATGACCGACCTATCCCAACTGATCGAACGGATAGAGGCTGGGCTGGTCAAGGCGCTGTCGATCAAGCAGCCCTATCCACATCACATCTTCCACGATGGCAAGGACGTGGAGAACCGCGACTGGCCGACCAAGGGCCGTGGCTGGTTCATTGTCCATGCCGGGGTGTCAAAGTCCGAATGCGCGCCTTCTCAGTACGACCTGCCGCGCGGCGGTGTCGTCGGGGTCGCCCGCATCGTCGATTGCGTGACCGAGATGGACAGCCGCTGGTTCTTCGGCCGCTACGGCTTCGTCCTGCGCGATGCAATCCCGCTGCCCCTTATTCCCTGTCGCGGCCAGCTTGGTTTCTTCTCACTCCCCGATGACGTGAACCAGCAGGTTGCTGCCGCCCTCAAAGCAAGGAACCCCTCCCATGAAGGATGAACCAACACCGGAGATGATCGCGATGGCGAGGGAGATGGCCGATTACCTTCGCGCCTTGGCGGCCTCCCACCTGAAAGGCCCTAACAATGGATAGCATCACACAAGCGGCCCTGATCGACGAGATCATCGGGATCTACAACACCGGGCGCCCCGCGGACGTACCAGCGGCTCAGCACATATTGAGCTTTCCGAGTGTCCAAAGTGCCTTCGCCGCCCACCGCCGCACCACCCATGCACAAGGCATGATCGAGGCAGCGCTTATATGCGCCACCCTCGCTGAAACGACCTATGACGATGCAGAGGGGTTTGTTGCTGCGACGGGTTGCGAGGCCGCCATTATGCGGGCGGTTTCCGAGATGGGCGCCACCCTCTCCGCTCCCCAAGGCGAGGTGGAGCGGTTGCGGGCCCGGATCGGAACGCTCGAAGATGCCCTGACGAAAGCCGGTGAATGGCTGGACTATGAAAACTCACCGATGGGGCCAGCGGAAACCAAGGCCTATCATCGATTGATGGCACAAATCGACGCCGCCCTCGCTCAACCCAAGGGAGAGGGGTGATGCCGTGTCACACTGTCGATTTCGGCAACGGGAGCCATGGCATCGTCTGCACCGGCCGCCAGCGTCGCAAACGCTGCGTCGGGTGCGGCCGCCCCGCCGATCTGCTCTGCGATTGGAAGGTCAAGGATCGTCGCTCGGGGACGTGCGACGAACCAATCTGCGCCGCCTGCACCCACAAGCCGGCCGAGGGCAAAGACCTCTGTCCGAAGCACGCTGCCGAATGGGCGTCGCGTCAGGGAGGCGATCATGGGTGACATTGTGGAGAGGCCCCAGATGCGCGATAAGCCGCCCCAATATACAGCGCGCGCCCCGGATCGCTCATTTTCCTTCACCGCCGCCCAACTGGATTTGGTGCATCGCCGGACACTGCCATTCGTCCGCAATGGCACGCATTACTCCATCGAGCACCTTGTTCAGGAAGCGTACCTGCAGGGACTGCGGGATGCGGCAGAGGCCTTGGGGGCCCAACAACAACCAGATTGAGGACAGTTGCGCTTCGTCCCCGCTACCGGATGCGATAACATCCACCCGGCTGGTAGGCTCCTGTCGTGAGAAGCGGGAGGCTCAGGGCGCGGCGTTAGCGCTTGTGTCGCGTCCGCCAGCTACGGACGCAACCGGATGTTCCTCGGCTGCACTTCCTCGGCGGTCAGCACGAAATCAGCGAGCGCCATCCAGTTTGGCCCTTCGTCCTCGATCCGAACGTCGATATCGGGGATCTCGCCGGCGTCCTCCCATGCTTCACGGATCGCCTCGGATCTATCGACAATGGAAGCCTCATAGGAGCGCAGATCGGCCCAAGCGCCATCAGGGACCGGGTTGCGACCCGACGACCAGCTTTTGACCGTGTCGAGGCGGACGCCGTGAAGCGACGCCGCCCCGGACTGCGAGAGGCCCAATCTGCTCAAGCATGCAGAGTATAGGGTTTTCATCAGGCGGCACGCGCATATGCTGCGGTGAACCATCCCATCGAAGCTTCGTCCGCGATTTCCTCATGGACCAGAACCGCGTCGGCGCCAAAGAACAGGATGCGATCCCGTGAACAGTCGGACCGAGCACCGGCAGGGCTGTAGATCGCCATGTTGGCCCTTCCACCAACAACGCCGACCGCCTTTTCGCCGCGGGCGAGCCAGGCGGCGCGGTCGGTGCGGAAAGCTGCGCCGTGTCCGCGACGCTTGCCGTTCGGTGCCCCCATGATGCGGGTGGCGACGATTTCGCGGGCTTCGTTATTCTGGATCATCTGAGGTCTCCTTACCTATCGCGGTTGGCTCATCCATCCGCTCTTGATGCCCCCTGATACACGCGGCGTGTATTGCTGTCAACAATTATTTTGGCAGCGCGTCGGCCCAAGCCTTAACCCCGGAAACCTTGGCGGAGCAATCGCCCCACGCAGACCTCAGCGCAAGGATATAGCCTAGCACAATCCGATCACGCTCGACGCCCGGATCCCCGACTTCCGGCGCTACAGGCTCGTCAGCGCACGTCAGCAATTCAGGGGGTGGCTTTATCGCGACCGCCAGCGGTTTCGGCGCGCAGGCTCCGCAGGCCATCGCCAAGGGGATCACCGCTGCCATCAGCGGCAGCGCGCGCACGTTCATTGCCCGCATCGATTTCGCCTTTCGTCTGTGCCGCCTCTTCGATCCCTATTCGGTCGGCAACCTTGGATGCTTCCGCCAACGCCTTTGCCGCAGACTCATAGGCTCGGGCCTTGTCCCGCCATGCGTCCCGATCCCCGTCCACAGACGCCAGGCGCCACGCCAGAAAGGCGCTGAGCGCGATCAGGACCGCGAAGGCCATCCGGTGCCAGTCAGCAGCGAGATAGCGCCACAGGCCCGCGAGAGGGGCGAGAAGGGCCTTTGCGAGGGACAGGATCATCCTTCGCCGCCTTCCGCCTTCCCCTGCCGAGCAAGCCGCGTTCCTGTAGCCAGCCCGAAAACAAAGACGCCGATCCCGATGCTCGCCAGAACCCGCAGAGGGCCGTCAGGGAGCACGTCGAGAAGCGCCTGCGTCTGGTCGGGGTTTGCAGCGAGATAGGCCGCCACGACGCCAGCAAGTGCCGCCAGACGAACGCTCCACATGCGCCACCACTCCCCGGCGTTGTCGATCAGGTATTTCATGAGCCTGTCCTATAAAGTTGAGCCTCGGCAGCACGGCGACGAGTGAGGCCCGCCATCACTTTTCCAGCCGCCCGGTTCCATCGCTCGAACTGTCCCGCCGCCCCCGCATAGTCGCCCGCGTTGTGCAGCTTGCGCAGCGTCGAGCTTTCGAGATTGCCTTCGCCCACGTTGAACGCGAACGAGACCAGCGCGTCGAACTGGGGCTGTGTCGTTATGGGGCAGAGCCGTGCCACCGCCCGCTCGAACCGGCCCACGTCCTGCCGCAGCAGTTGCTCGGCGCGCGCCTCGGTGATCACGTCGCCCGGACGCACGCCGCCAGTATGGCCGATGCCGATGGTCCACGGCTCGCCACCCGTCGCGGGGTCTGGGTAGGCTTTCAGTCGCAGCCCCTCGAAACGCTTGATGAGGTCGATCCCGGCTTGGCTGATCACCTTGCCGGGCGAGCGTGCATCCCACTGCGCCGCGAGCTTGTCGATCAGCGGCACGTCATCGGCCGCCAGCTTCGCCCCCGGTGCCAGCGGACGAAGGGTGTCAGCGATCGTCTTGGCTGTGGTCATTTGATCAACCCTCCTTTGAGTGCAGGCATCATGGCCCGACCACGGCAGCCCACGCTTTGCTGAGCGCCGCCCCGATGGTTCCACCGGCCAGCCCGACACCGATCAGCAGACCAGTGCCCTTGTTCTTGAGGGCGGCCAGTTCGGCCTTGTCGTCCTCGAACTCCTTGCGGAGCGCCTTAATCTCCTCACGGATCTCTGGCAGGGCTTCCAACAGCGTTTCGATGCGTGCCAAGCGCTCTCCCTGTGTCACGGAACAGCCACCAGCCGGGGCGAGGCCTTGCCAGACGCATAGTGCTTGCCGCGCGCCATCAACTGCCCGTCGCCCAAATTCCCATCGGAGCAGTTCAGCATCCTGTCGATGCACCCCGCTTCCCACCGGAGCCTGATTTCCTCCTCCCAGGCCTCGAAATAGTCGCTGTGGAAGCTTGCTCCTGGACGATGGAGCGAGGCGGGCAGCATGTGATCGCTCGACAGGTGCCAGAGGGTAGGCTCGTCGCCGGCCTCGATGCTGTAACCCACCCCCATCGTGAATTGCGGAATAACCCATGGATGCGATGCCGGGCAGGAGACTTGCCCCGTGTTGCGGTCGCGCACCATTTCCGCGAGGTGGCTGCGGTGGTCCGGAGTGTCGAGGTCCACGCCGTTCCAGCACTCGGGCGTTGAAATGGTGGCGTTCAGCCATTGCCCCGGTTTGCAGACCTTCATCGGCTCCACCATGTCGCGGAACGTCGCGGTCGTCGCGTTCCAGCCTTCCACGCATTTGAAGTTGGTATGAACCGCGTTTTCCGGCTGCGGTTCATTGGGGCGGGTCTGATCCCAGCCAAACACGAAGCGGAGGCCGCGAGGGATGCCGACACAGCCCTTCGCCGCCTTCGTGCAGAACGGGTCGGTTCTCTGGCGCCGCTTGTAATAGATCGAAACGAAGTCGGGCCGAACGACATGACCCTTGCCATCGAGCATGGCGGGCATCCAGTAGGCCGACCGGTTCAGTTCATTGTGGCACGTGCTTTCCCCGCTCGTGCGAAGGCTCGCATAGGTAGAATGCGCATTCGCCTCGAGATTCCCGAAAAACTGGTGCAGGTGCGCCTTGCCCGGCTGCCCCGGATAGACGATCGGATCGTCATAGCTGATCTGCCCCGGCCCGCAGAGAAAGCGAAATGCGCCGACAACATCGGGTGCGGCACTCGGCGGGATGCCTGCGGGCTTGAGCAGCGACGGCACTTCCAGTCCCGACGCGACCAGCGCCTCGTCACCGGCTTTGGGATAGGTTGGCGCAGGGGGCGGCTCCGGATGCGGCTCATGGGCGACCTTGATCTGGTCGATCGCATACAGCGCACGGCGGGCAGCAAGCGATGCTGTTTTCGCCTCGGTGGCGCACTTTTCCCACTGCTGGCGCTCGCAGGCATACACAGCGCGGTTGGCTGCATTCTCGACCAAATTGATCTCGTCGCGGGCCTTGGCGACGCTCGTTGCCGTGCGGTCCTGCGCGTCCGCCCGCTGCTCGAGCTTGTCGATGCGGGTCGTTGCTGTCGCGACGTCGCCGCTAAGGGAACCAGCGGTGAAGGCGATGCCCCCGATGGAGATGAAGAGCGCCGCCCATGCCGGAACGCTGCCCCACCGCTTCCCGCGCGTCGCCTCGACGGTGGAGATCGTCTGTTCGATGATCGCGCGGACTTGCGCGGCGTTGCCGTCTATGATGGGTTTGTCGGTCACGCGCCCCCAACCAAGGCTGTGAAGCCCCCGCTTCCGGATGACTTCGAAACCGATATTGACCAGTCGTTGTTTATGGTGATCGAGCAGTTCGCGCTGGCGACGATGATCTTCTTACTGCGCTTAGCCAGGTCGGCCCGCATCGGGATCATGAAGTCAGTCAGGGCGCCGCTGTGCCACCAGTTCCACTCATGCGTCCCGTCGCCTAGCGGAAACGCAAAGTTGATGTCTGACGTCGGATCTGTCTCAAGATCCATCCAGCCATAGCCAGCGACGTATTGGCGGACGTCGCCCGCCTCAACTTCTTCTTGATATCTGGTGACCGCGTAGGCCTTATTCGCTCCGCTCAGGAAATGCGCACAGCCTGGTATACCATCCGCGGTCCAGCCCTTGATGCGCGAACGCGCCATGACAAACTTGCGAATCCACTGGTCGCCGCTGTCCTTGACCCCGAAGGCCTCAAGAAGGGGCGGGCGCAGGATATTGTCCGCCCACCACGCGGCGTCCTGCCATTGTTCGGGATGATGATAATACTCGACGGCGTTCCCGGTGATGTTCTGCCACGTGCTGAAATCGCGCGGCGTCGAGCCGTCATGGCTCAGGCCATCGGTGGACGAAACCGTTGCCGGGATCAGGAAGTGCAGAGTCTCGCCCGCACCGGCACGGGCGTTGATCGGCTGCCATTGCGTCGGCCAGGAGAAGTTGCAGAAGTGATCCTGAATGGCAGTAACATCGTAATCGACGCGGGAGGCATGTCGATCGTCCGACCAGCGAGCGTTGATTTCAAGCTGGGGCGGGATTGACGCGTCGTTGAAAGGGAAATCGCTGTCCTGCCCCCTGCTCGCCCTGATCCCTTCAAGGACTTTCGCGGCATTCGGCACGCGGTAACGGCTTTGCTGCGTCCGCGTCTTGACGAAGTAGATGCCGTTGCCGCGAAACCTGAACCCGCCGGCAGACCATGCGATATTACGCATCTGGCGCGTGGCCGGATAAAGCTGCGCCGCCACCGAGGCTGATACCGTTATATCTCCGGTGTTGATCGCTCCAGACACGTGAGTAGCCGTGCCGGTGGGGGCCAGCGCGCTCGGAATCGACCAGTGGGTCTCGGTCCCCTCATTCGGACGAACCAGAAGCAGTCGGTTGGAGTCGTAGCGCATCGCCAGGATGTAGTCATTGCCGCCAAGCGACCAGATCGAGCCTTGATCGGCATTTGCCTTGCCGTGCGCATTTGCCGTGACCAAGCTGGCGAGGATGCCATGCGCTCCTGCCTGATACATGTCGTTGATGCGATAGGCCGGGTGGCAGTCGCTCTGCACCGCGATCGTGCCCTCGCTTGCGCCGGTAGCAGAAAAGGCCGCGAGGAACGCGCCCGGCGTCATCGCCGGGGGTATGTCCTCATCGATCAGGCAAACGGAATAGAACTGGTATGTATTGTTGTAGTCGCGGCTCTCGGGGCTGGTCGCGGTCCGCTCAACGATATGCTTCCCCGGAGGGCCGGGATAGCGCCGATAGGTTTTATAGCCCTGTCGGCAGATGATGTATTCGTCATCCGCCAGAACAGGGGGCTCGGATACAGATTCCACAGTTCCGGATGCGCCAACATCGGTAAGGGAGCAGGCGAGCGTCCCCGAATTGACCATGACGGCCTGCGCAAGCGCGGCCTCGGCGCCGACAGGGATGACATTGGTCGAACTATAGACAAGTGATCCGCTGGGGCCTTCCGCCCACTTGAGGTTTGTGCCGAAGTGGGTTGCCGCTGCGGGGATTGAGCTGGCTTCACACGATATGGTGCGAGCATCGCCAGAAAGCGACACGCCGGTCGTCACAGACCCGCTTGGCGCGAGAGTCGCGTTCGACGCTGTGGACGATGTGTAAAAATTGATGCGGGCGGCGTTCAGGAGCCAGTTGGGCGCCGCGCCATCGATCGACAGCGTGAAGCCATTATCGCGCATCGCGGACGAGATCGGAATCAGGCCCGAAGTCAGAAAGGCCTGCAGCGTGGCTGTGACGCCGCTGTTCTGATAGAGCGTGTCGCGGACCATGCCATCGCCCGGCAAGGCGAAGTGGTTGGTCACATTGACGCCTGATGCGGGGGTCAATGTGTCGTAATCGCCGCCGAAATCCTCAACCAGCCTTACGCCACTCGACTGCGCGTAACCGAGTGTCGTCGGGGATGGCATCGCGCCGTCTATGCGCATGACCGCGCGCGGTCTGGAAAAATATACCGAATCGCCATCTGTGGCGCTTTCGCGGAGGGGTGGGCGCACTTTCACCGTGGCCGTTCCAGAGTCGAAATCCTGTTCGACAATCTCGGCGATCCGGTATGCGCGCCAACGCATGTCGGTGTGATCAATGCTCAACCACTCCCCGCCCACCAAGGGGCGGGTCAGCGTGAGGTTGAGAAGCTTGATTTGCGTTGCCCTGAGCGCAGCGGTCGCGGCGAGTTCGCCCTCTCCCGGCTCTTCCTCCCCTTCGTCGGCAAATGAAGAGGCGCAATCACCGCCATCGGTCGGCTGATGACGCCCATCGCAGAACGGAACAATGATCGCCCTCGCCCCGCCGTCGCAATAGGCATCGAGAGCACGCCATGCGAGCGCGGCCTCTGGATCGTCGAGATAGGGATCACCCACCTCGACAAAGACCCTGCCCCCACCATCGGTAGCAATAATATCCTCGTCGCCGGATAGGGATTCCCCGCCCGAGACCGTGCGGCGTTCCAAATCGGCCTGAAATTCGTTCGGCGCGAACAGGCATGTAGGGAAGACCTTCATGCCGCAACGCTATGGCTGGGGGCGGCTAACCGTTACCGCCGTCAACTTCCGGAGGTGGCGGCAAGGGCTCGCCGTCAGACAGGGGAATGAGCTTTCCGTCCTTCCGAACGCCTCCTGCAACCCTTTTGATCTGAACTGCCATCAGGACACCGTTGCCGAGGCCGAACCCGCGGGCGTGGAGCCCACGTCGCTCGCATTGTAGGCGACCACCCAATAATAATAGGTGCCGGCACTCAAGCTGTCGTCGGTCACGCTCATCACCTGACCGAGCCCGCCGACCAGCTCACCCGAGATGTCGGAGGCGGTGCCGAAATCGTTGGTCGTGCTGCGGAACAACTTCACATAGCTAAGGTTTGAGCTTGCCGGGTTGCGCCAAGTCACCTCGGCCTCGCCCGCACCGCCAGTTGCCGAAAGCTCGGTCGGCATAGCTGGCGCGAGGGCGGCGGTGCTCGTGCTTACTGTCTCTGTGTCGGACCATGGCGAAACGCGCCCGTCGCCGAGTTCATAGGCCACTGAAACGTCGATGTTAGCATTGATCGGGACAACGGCTGACAGAAGGGTGATCGACGTGCCCGGATCAATGTCGCTATATTCAGCCTCGTTCCAGACGGAATCGGCGTTCACTTTCCACCTGAGGTACCATGTCAGGTCAGGCCGATCCTCAGCGTCGACAACCACCTCGATCTGCGCCGCAGAACCGTCAGACGACAGGATGGCCGTAGCCGTCTCGATCGTGGGCGTCGCAACTGGTGCCGGGGCGATACGATCCCCAAGCGCCGCGGCGTTTCCTTCTTCCGTCGCCGGGTTCCAGGCGTCGATGTTCGGATTTGCCGAAACCCATTCAAAGGTGATGCCGCCGGTTGTGATGTTGCGGGTCACGGCAACGATCTCCACCGGACCACTGTAGAAGGTAGTGCCCGCGTCAACGAGATTGAGATTAATATATCGCTCGCCCCGCGCAATCCTGCCGCCGATATTCGTTGTTACCGATCCGCGATAAGGCGCATTCTTTCGCGCCATCATCCGCTTTGCCAGCGCTCGCGACTGCCCCCATGACGGGGTTTGCGGCTCGAAATTCTCCGACAGCACCGCGCCTCGAGCCGATATGTCGTCTTCGTCGCGCCATGCGTCGGTTTCGACCGTGTTATAGTCGTGGGCGGCGCTGATGTAGGAGCAGATGATTTCGTTGACGGCCGAATTGTCATCGACCCCGACACCAGACCACTCAAAGGCGACTATCTCGTCCGGGCCGATTTCAACGGTCGGCTCATAATACTCGCCCGCATAGACCACATAAGCACCATCCGAGCGCGTGGCGATCCAGCCGTCGCAAGTTTCAAGGATGGCGGCCTTCACTGACGCATGGCTGTCAGTGTGCTTGTGCGAGACCCAGGAACGATAGCGAGCCTCCGAGCCGCCGGCCTTGAGCGCGCGCGCTGCGTCGCAAACGTCAACTGCGGCTTTCCAGTAATCGAGCGTCGGCGCAATCTTGGAGGCATAATCGACGCCCTCGCGCACAAGCATATAGTGCATGAGCTGGCGAATCGGGTTTTCGGTCCACGTCCAACCGGACGCATCCGTTGGGTCTTCGGCATAGGGGTCAGGGCACTTCTGCCACTTTGCCACCATCGACGCTTGCGGAACGCCGTTCGGATAGCACTCAAGAAACAGCTTCGATTTGATCGGCGCAAAGAGCGCAGCAAGCAAGACGACCCCGTCACCGCGGTGATTGGCCGACCAAATGCTCGGGATCTTTGACGCCACCGCCGAAATCACCGTTCCGGGGTTGACGCCGGTCGTGTGGTAGATGCTGACCTTGCCGTCTCGATAGCGCCCATCTGCGCCCGCGTTGACCGTGTTGCCGGTCAGCGTCACCGGATCATCGGCGAGATAGAACTTCAGCACCTCGCTCAATTCGCCGTCATGGATCGCGTAAACGTCGACTGCGGTGCCATCGCTCGCGGTCTCGTAAACGATATAGGCCCCATAGAGGCGCACGATGCCGTAGGCGCTGACACGCGGGGGGCGAGGTGTCTTGACCGAAGTTAGCGTGGTGTCGGGCTTCGGGGCCGAGGGACCAAGGCCGAGCGTGCCGACCAAGGCGCCTGCAATCTGGGTGCCAGCGTAGAGACTGATCGCCGCGCCAATCGCAATCGACGCCTGCGCTCCAAGACCTATGCCCGCGGCAAGGGTTCCAATCCCCGGCGCCAGAAGCGAAGCTATCGCGATGCCGCCGAAAGTCGTGAGGATGCGGCCGAGCGTCTTACCCATGACCGATAATCCACACCTTCGCGATGTGCGAGGCATTCACCTTGCTCATCGCTATCCCGCGTTCCCCGACGAACGCCCATCGCTCGCCTGTAAAGATGGCGCCCGCCTCGAGCCCGGCAATCTGGATCACGCCCACGTCGCCGGGCCGAGGGTCGCCGCCCCTCACATCGAAATTTGCAAAGGCTCGCTCAAAATAGGGGAGCAGCCCACCCTCAGCGGCAATCATTGCCCGCGCGTCATCATCTGTCGCGTAGGTGCCGCGCCATTCAGCCATCGGATCGGGATGACCGCAAAGAACAGCCCAATCGCATGGCAGCGTGGCGCAGTCGTGCACGCCCCATTCCCGGCGCCTTTGCCCGAGACCGACAAGATATTCGCCTAGCGCTGTCATGCGTCGCTCGGCCCGAAGCGTCGGGACGTTCCGGCGTTGATCCCGCCCACATTGCTGAAAATGGTGTCATCGGACGATCGGCGGCGCTGGTCGGCGTCGGTAAAAAAGGCGAGTTTTGCCCGCGAGCGCGTGGTGGCACCTTGGACAATGGTTAGCGTGATAGCGCGCACAACCACATCGCCCGATCGCTGCGGCCTGCTGATCGCGAGAGACCGGGCCTCGAATACGTTCTCCCACTCGACAGCGAGAATTTGCCAGTCGGCATCGAATTGCACCGTCCCGACGTCGACGCGCGCCCCCCGAACGCTGGGCGCATCCTCAATCGCCAGGCGCAAAGTTTCCTCGTCGACACCGGAAAAGGTGAGCTCAAGGCGCTCGGCCGTGCCACCGATTAACTGCTGAAAATCTGGGACGTCGATCAGTTCACCGCCGCCAAGCGCCGTTTCCGGTTCGGCAAGAACCGCATCGGCGGGCAAGTCGAGGTTGCCAAGGCCAGACCAGACAAGTGCGGGCGGGGTGCAATCGACCCTGACAATGATGCTCTCGCGATAAAGGGCCATAGCGGGGTGACGCTATGGCTGGGTCTCGGCGCTGGTTACCGCCGTCAAATCGTCCCGTCCTGCTGATAGGATGCCATTTTGCCCGGCATCGCTTTCAGCGTAGCACTCGAAGCCCGCGCGACAATGCTGATCGTCTCCTGACGAACTGCAGCCTTGATATGCTCGGCAAAACCCTGCGGGTTGACGCCACGCGCATCGACGTTGATAGTCTGCTGGATGACCGTCTGCCCGCCGCCGGGAGACACCGCTTGGTTCGCGCGCCCGAGTGGGATGACCTCGCCGCCCTGCGAACCCATGCGCAACAGTTCGACGCCTCCCGCGTGCTCATTGACACGGGTGACGCTATAGGGCGCATTGTATCCGCCAGACGCGCGGCCAAAGATCGAGCCGAAAACGGACCCGAGGAAGCCGCCAATCCCGCCGCCTGCGCCCCCGTTTTGCAGCGCCTCTGCAAGCGGTCGAAAGATCACGTCATCGAGGAAGATGCTGAACAAGTCCTTTACGAACTTGTTTTTGATGCCGAGTTGGCTTGTCAGCGCATCGGTTATGCCGTCATTTACGGCGCGCAGCTGGCGCACGACGGCCTCCTCGGTGCGCGCCTTCGTGTCGCTGATATCCTCGATGTAGCGCCCGAGCGCGCCTTGGTTGGCCTTTTCAACCAGTTTGCGGCGATCCTCGGCCCCGGAATTAAGCGCATCCAGTTCGATTTGAGCCGCGCGCCGAACGGCCTCGGTCAAATCCTTGTTCGCAATAACAGCCTCTAGCTTCGATCGCAGATATTTATCCTCGGCGTCGAGGATGCGATAGGCGATGGCCCGGCGTTCTTCGTCTGTGGTCGCAAGGTCAAACTGGTTGCGAAGGGCCTCAGCCTCGGCGCGATATTTGGCCTCGGCAATGTCCGCACGATCACGCTCGGCCTGCATCCGGCGTTCGAGTTCGACCTGCATCCCGTAGAGGGTCTTTTGCCCCTCGACCTCGATTTCCTCGCTGTTGCGCTCGGCGTCCCTGCGCCCATATAACGCGCGCAGGATCTTGCCCTGCTCGTCCGCCTGCGCCTTGGTTAGCTCGCCCGCCTTAACCGCCGCGTCGAGTTCGGAATAACGGGCCTCACGCTCTTTCGCGATGATCTGGTTTTCGAGGTCGGCGCGCTCCTCGATATCATTGGTCAGACTGGCCTGAGCGCGAAGCTGCTCGATCTGGAGGTTATAAAGGTCTTGAGCGGCACGGGCAGCGAGTTCGTCGGTGCGATCCTTGGCCTCTCTGCCCTTTTTCTTTTTGTCTCCTGGCGGGGGCGTTGTGCTACCCCGAGGGGTGTCGGTCGATATGTCGACCCCGTTTGCAAACGCACGTGTAACTGCCGCGATTATGCCGCGCTGCCCCGCCTCGATTGCCTTTTCATCGGCCAGTTTTTCCCGCGCGTCAGCCTTGATGGCAGCCATCTCCACGCTGGAGCCAATGCCGAAGCTCCGCGAATTAAGGATGGCCTGATATCCTTCCTGCCGCGCCTGAGATTCGCGTATCTTCGTGTTGGCGATCTTGAGGGCCGCCCCGCCATACGCATCGGCCATGCGGTGAGCCTCGACCGACGCGCGGTTGAATTCATCGGCAAGGGCACTGACGTCTCCACGCGCGGCCGCAGCTGCCCGGCGAATGTCATCGGTCTTTACGCCCGCCTTCTCGAGCTTGTCGGCCATCACGTCGAGGCGGTCGGCTGTCTCCTGCGATTCCTGACGCAGCGCAGCGGACGCCGCCGCAGCCTCGTTGGTCTTGCTGACCATGTATCCCAGCCCGAGAACGACGGCCGTGATCGCGAGCCCCACAGGCCCGCCGAACGCTGTCAGCAACGCGGCCCCCGCCGATCGGGCAGCGAGGGCCGTTCCCGCGAGGCTGGTCGTCGCAATCGAGGCGTAGGCGGCGAGCGAGCGCAGCGCGGCGCCGCCCGCCACGGCGCCCGCAATGAACCGTCCGGCCATGACAGCGGCGATCACGGCCAGCGCATCCATGACCGTATCGAGATTGTCGGCGAGCAGCTGCAGACCGCCTGCCAGCGCCGCGGTCACCCCGTTCGCCTTCGCACTCTCGCCGACATAGACGGTCAGTTTGCTCGACAGCGCCTCAAATGCGCCGGCAAGGGTAAGGGTGGCCTTGTCAGCGTCCTTGATCGTCTGAATGCCGCCCTTGAGCACGCCCTCGAAAAATTGCTGCGACGTGATCTTTCCATCGGCCACGGCGGCGCGCAGCTTGGAGACCGAACCGCCATAGCCATCGATCCCGCGCGCGGCGGCCTGGGCGAGTGGCAACGCGCCCTCGAGGATGCTGTTAAATTCCTCGGCGCGCACGACGCCCGAGCCGAGCGCCTGGCCGAGTTGCAACAGCGCGCCCTGCGCCTCCTGCGCGCTCGTGCCTGTGATCTTGAGCGAGGCCGCAACGATTTCGTTAAGCTGGATAATCTGCTGCGTGCTGGCGCCGAGTTCATTCTGGGCCAGCGACGCCTTGAGAAAGACGCCCGACAGCCCCTCGACCGACGTGCCATAGCGCGATGACAAGTCGAGCAATTGCGATTGCACGCGCGCCAGGTTCTCACCCTCCAGCCCCGCGACGCGCAGGTTATTCTGCAGGCGCGTAAAGCCGTCGATCAGCCCGACAAGTTCTCGCCCCGTGAAATATGTTGCCAGCGTCGCCCCCAGGCCGCGGAGGGTGTTGCTGATCGCGCCGGACGATCGGCGCATCTGGGCCTCGAGGCGCTGCACCGAACGCTCTTGCTGCCCGAGTTGCGTCTGGACGAGCGATGACGTTGATTTGAGGTCCGCGCGATATTTGCCCAGCTCGGCGCGCAATTCGAGAATCACTGGGTCGATTTCAGCGGCCATTGCCAGCCTCCCTTCGCTGTTTCTCGGCCGCGAAAATGCTCTTCATCTGGGATCGGAATTCGGGGGAGGCCGGTGCGGGCTTGCGCACCTCGGGGTTATTGGATTCCTCGCGCGCCTCGAATGCCTCGAAATAACCGCTAAGGGACAGGGCCTGCCAATCGAGACCCATCGTGCCGCAGTTCGATATCAGCTGGCCTTTGCGGAGCGCTTCTCGGACTCCTGAGCGTCCTTTTTTTTTACGTCGATGCCAACGATGGCGGCGTGCAGGATCTTCCATGCGGTCGCGGCAACCTCGGACAGCGGGCGAGCGGGGTAGCCGTAGAGACCGCCATTCTCGCTGTTGCAAAGCTGGTAAGCCCGCCGGGGGCCGACCTCGCCGTCCGGTCCAGAATTGCCGCCGATCAGGCCGAGGCGGATAACCTCGTTGCAGTCCTTGACCGACACCGAAGCGCCGCCGAGAAATATCAGGTTGCCGTCGGTGTCAGCGCCGAAGCCCGCGCCGATTTCCTCGTAAATGGTGAACAGCGATTTAGGGTGGTTCTTCCCTTCGCGGTCGATGAGACCGCATTTGCGCTCGAGCTCCACCGCCTGCGGAAGCGGTAGCCAGGCGCGATAATCGCCGTCACCAAACTGGATATCGGTCGCGGTGTCGGGCATCGCCTTACGACGCGGCTGTCCAGACGATTTCGTCCTCGCCGGCGATCGTGATTTCGGCCGAGCCTTCGTCGCCGCTCAGGTTGATATTCTGAGCGGTCATCACGCCCGGGCCTTCATAGGTGCCGATGATCGAGCCGGCGTCGGTCCCGTCACGGATACCGAAATCGAACTGATAGTTCTTGCGCACGCCGAGCGAGGCGTCGAAGTTCGCGAACTCGTCGACATTGATGACGCCGGGAGCGGTGGCGTCCCATTGCTTGCCGGTCACTTTGACCTTGCGGGTCGGCACCTGGCCCGGCTTCGCGCAATCGCGGCGGAATCGGTCGCTGGTGTTGACGGTCTTGTTGATGGAAGCGCCTTCCATCCCGCAAATGGTCGTGAAAACCTCGGGGGTGGCGCCATCGCCCACCTTGACGACAATGAAATCAGGTTCGGTCGGGTAGCTCACAATGATCGTCTCCGCAGAAAATCCTGCGCAGACGCTATGGCGGCTTAGGTTGTGCTGTTACCGCCGTCAGGGGTTGAGCTTGATCCTCGGGATCATCACGACGCTTGCACGGCGCTCGTCCACCGGCTGCTCGCCGAATGCCTCGACAAGGGCAGCGCGCACGGCATGGGCGGCATCAGGCTCGCCCTCATCGTCCAGACGCCGGGCGATTTCCTCGGCGTCGGTAATGCCGAACGTGCCGTTGCGTATAAGCTGGACGATCGTATGAAAGGCGGCGGGGTCCATCAGCGAGGCACGCCCGCATTGATGCATCTAAGATCCTCTATCACCTTCCAATGGCGATATTTGTCTTCGTTCTTAGCCTGCAGATAGGCGGCTGCGACGAGTCCGGCCTGGACGCATTTGTCAATCGCGTTGCCGTGCTTTGCGGCTAGGCGATATTGCGCCTCGGCATCCGCTGCGACCTGATCGTGGATTTCCTGCATAGATGGCCACGGGAGCCCGTCACAGCCCGCAAGGGCCAATGCCGCAAGTATGATCCCCCGTCGCATCGCACCGCTTATGC